AAAGCTGTGCAGCGTCACGTGGCTCTAATCTTCCGGTCACCTGAACCAAAGAGCCGAGCGCGGCTCTGTTGCCAGTATGCGTATGCCGGGGAAACCGAGATGACTGCGGTGGACACTCATAGTCGGCATCGCAGCGCTGCATAGCTTTGAGTACTGTCAAGCACGAAAGGAGGTGAATAAGATGGAGTGCGCATTTATGACGCTTAAGGAGTTTTGCCAATGCATGGGCATGTCGGAGCGTAAGGCCCGCGATGTCATGGCGAGTGCAAATCATCCGCCGTATTACCGGAACGGCCAGAAGATCATGATCTACAAGGGAGAGAGGTTTCACACATGGTTACAGGACTTTTTGAGTCGCAGGGATCCCAGGCTTTAATAGCCACAAAAGAAATAGAGCCAGTAGCTGGCACTACCGGCTCATTCATGCGGGATCGCTGCGCCCCGACAGACGAAGAATACCACATGCCGTGGCACGAGAAGCTGTGCGCGGCATTTTTCCTCATTTTATTGCCGATCGCCTGCTCGATCGTAAGCATTGAGTGGTGATGGCCATGAGTAAAGACGAACAGATTGCAACGCTCATTGAGCAGATCGCGCGAATGCAGAGAGAGATTGACCGCTTGCAGCGTGTTATTGATTGCTTAGTAGAAAAAGAGGTAAACCATGGATAAGACTCCCGAGATTGAAGAAGTAAACGCTGAGATCATTGACCTCGCGATTACGCGACCCGTGATGCCGGAGGTGAAGTTTGACGCTGCCGTTATTTCCTGCGATGGTTTTGATGCGCTTGAAAAGTGGGCCGACGCTGTGTACAGCATGTACTCGGCCACTAAGTATGACGTAAACGATCCGCGAACCTACAAAATGGCGAAGGACGAGCGCGCCAGCATTAATTCATACATAAAGGAGATCGATGCGCGCCGGATCACGGTGAAGAAGACCTATAACGCGCCTCTGGATGCCTTCGAGGCGCGCGTAAAGGTAATTACCGCGAAGCTCAAGAGTGCGGCTGATGTGTGCGACCGTGCTGTGAAGACCATCGAAGAGACCGAGCTGCAAAACAAGCTCTTAGCACTCCGTGAAGAGTACGAAAGCTTTGCGCCGATCCTGTGCCCGGTAGTTCCTTTTGAGCGGATTATGGATGGTACAAAGTGGACAAACCGCACCTGCAGCCTTGACAAGGCCATAAAAGAGCTGCGTTCGAAGATCATGAGCATTGACGCAGATTGGCAGACGCTCAAGCAGTCAGGCTTAAGAGATGAATGCTATAGCTCGGCTGAGCGCGTGTTTTTTGATACGCTCGATCTTGGCCAAGCAATACGCGAGGCCAACAAGATCGCCGAGAAGCAAAAGCGTATCGAAGCCATGAAGGCTGAGATGCAGCCGGCACCGGAACCGGATCAGTTGCCGGAACTTGCTCATGTTGCACCTACTCAGTGTCAGCCGGCGCAGCCCGTGGACGTATGGGAGCCTGAGGCTGCGTATGTTCCTGAGTGTGTTCCTCAGCCTGATCCGATGCCGGTCATGCAGCCGATCCAGGAGCCTGTAGGATATAACCCACAACCTGAGCATGAAGAGTTCTGCGACTGGCAGACAAATGATGAGCCTCCCATACCGGATCAAGAGCTCATACCATGGGTGATTGTAATTCCTGAAGCCACAAAGTACGAGATCGACTACTGGGCGGGCGCGATCCGCACAGGCGGCACTGATTGCTATGCATTCCAAGGTACTATGGATCAGGCTTTCTTGGCCTATTCGCTGAGCAGGAGGCAATAATGGACAACGTACTCGCTGTGCGCTACACAGCGCACGATGGCCAAGAGATTGAGCTTACCGCCGACATCGTAAGCCGCTACATTCTCACTGGCAACGCTCAGGCAACTGATGCCGAGATTGCCGGATTCTTGCAAGTTTGCAAGGCGCGTGGATTGAACCCGCTCGCCCGCGATGCCTATTTGGTTAAGTATGGCCAAAACTCCCCGGCATCAACGATCGTGAGCAAAGACTACTACAACCGCATGGCCACCGAGCAGCCAACCTATGACGGATTCGACGCCGGCGTAGTTGTGATGACGCCTAACGGTGAAACCGACTACCGTGACGGTGCTCTGGTTGGCTATGGCGAGGTTCTGCTCGGAGGTTGGGCAACCGTATATGACAAGGGCCGCTCTCATCCTGTGAAGGCTGTGGTTGGCTTGAACGAGTACTCAACCGGCAAAGCCCTGTGGGGATCGAAGCCGGCCACGATGATACGCAAGGTGGCATTTGTCCAAGCGCTTCGTGAGGCTTACCCGGCAACGTTTCAGGGCCTCTACGATGAGTCAGAGATGCCAGACCTGTCCTTCTCGGAACCAATACCCATCCAACCTATTGAAGCGCCTCAGAGCTTACCACAGCAGCCGAGCGACCCACGCACTCAGCTCATGCGCGAGCTATCCGCAGAGCTTATTCAGGCAATGGACATCCAGCCCACAGACACAGCGCGGATCGCGGACGTAAAACGTCAGCTTATGGAGTCGGGAGACTACAGGACGATGGACGAGACCCAGTGGGCCAGATACGTCACGAACATCCGTAACACGATCGCCGCGTACCGCTCAATACAAAACGCGGTATCCGTTACCGACAGTCAAGAATATACGCCACAGTATGATGTTGCGTAGATGAAGAAGAGAGAGCAGGCAGACATTGAGATCACGACGCGATACATTAAAGGCCAGCTTGAGACGGATATCGACCATAACGATGGCGCTCTTACTAGTGACGTTATTGACTGCCTCCGTGAACATGCCCGCCTGCTCTTTTTTAACGCCGACCTCATGGAAGAGAAAGAAGTAAGAGAACATGTTTAGCGCTACCATTACAGGCAACATCTGCGCACCAGCAGAGCTGAAGGCAACCAACAACGGAACGACCGTCTGCGAGTTCAGAGTCGCGGTAAATCGCGGCAAAGGCAACGATCAAGAGACGTGCTTTGTTCGCTGTTCGCTATTTGGTAACCGGGCCAACTCAGTGCAACCGTATCTGAACAAGGGAACTAAGGTCACATGTTCCGGTAACATGTGGGCCAAGCTTAACCAAGGCAACGATGGCAAGCAGTATCTCAATGTGGACATGAGCGTCAACGATCTTGACTTCTCGAATCCGATGTCTCAGCAGCCACGGGCAGGCTATGGCCAACCTCCCCAGACCTATGTACCACAGCAACCGGCAACCTATAGCCCACAGCCTAATCAGTACTACCCACAGCCTCAGGGCTACAGCTTTCCTCAAGGGCAATACCAACCTCCACAGCCACAGACAGCACAACCGGCACCGGTGCAAGCTTACGCACAACCACGTCCTGCTACAGTGCAAGCGATGCCTTCCCAACCACAAGCCTACGCGGCTCCACAACCACAACCCTTACAACCGCAAACCCCATCACAGGCAGTGCTTGGCGCTGTTTATGATGAAGACATTCCATTCTAATGAGGTAACAACATGCAGCCGATGCCAGACAAGATGAACTTTCAGGTTGGTCTCTATAACGCGGCAAAGAAACTCAAGAATCCCAAAGAGCAAGGCGAGTTCTTAATGGCCGCGCTTACTCTGTACTTTGAAGGCATCGAACCGGAACTCTCGGGCAATCCTGACTTACTGTTTGATGGTTGGCATGACCGCATACTCGCGTCACGTGATGCCGCGGACAATGGCCGTAAGTCTCAGGATTCAAAGACCCCTGCCAAGGGGGGTACCCAGGCCCCTGCCCAGGCCCCTGCCAAGGGGGGTACCCAGGCCCCTGCCCAGGCCCCTGCCAAGGGGGGTACCCAGGCCCCTGCCAAGGGGGGTACCCAGGCCCCTGCCAAGGGGGGTGTGGGGTACCCTCGGGAGAGTATAGAGTATAGAGATATGAGTATAGAGAATAAAGAAAAGGAGTTGCTATCGCAACTCCCAAAAGAAACCCCGACCGACAACAACGGCGGCGCGCTTCTTCCCGATTTTGTGGCAATCATCAACCCAAAGGAATCGCCCTACGTGAGTAACCCACCGGATTACGATTTTCTGCTCACCTACGCGCAAACCAACATCCCCGGCAAGATCGAACCGGACTGGGTGCAAGGGTTTCTCGACTACTACGCCGGCGTAGGCTGGGTCACCGGCAAGAACCAGACGCCCATGCGCGATTGGCGCCCGTTCCTCAAGTCATGGATCGAGCGCGAGCGAAAGTATCAGACGGAACAACAGATTGGCTCCGCTGAGGAGGTGGATTTTGGTGAAATCGTTGAGCGAGCTCTTGAGCGGCATGGACAGGCGTCTGAGTCCATCTGTTAAAGCCGCCACCATCTGGGAGTACTTCTTCAACCAGGGTGTTATTCCTGAGTTCTCCATGGAGTATGCGAACAGACGCATTGAGGAACGCGGACGCGAGATGTACAACGAAGCCATTGGCCAGATGAGGTCAAGCCTCGCGCTTAAAACACAAGTGCCGGACTTCTACAAGTCCGCCGAGATCGAGACCGGCAAGCTCTCGCAGTACGTCTACAGCATGGCCAAGAACGGAAGGAGCTGCTACATCTACGGGCAGTTTATCCCCGAGAAGAGTTACGCCGCATGTGCTGCAATCAATGAGCTTGCCCTATATGACGGCAGACGCTGCTTGTATGTCTCGGCATACGACCTGTCCGATCTTGACGGCAAAGACGCAAGGAACACAACCAGCGATCTGGTCAAAGCTGAGTTTCTTGTGATCGACGAGGTTGACAAGATCGACATCTACTCAAACGGTGGCAAAGCACTATCGAAGCTTGCCGAGATCGTTGACAAGAGGCGCGGGAGCGTGACCATTGTTACGAGCAATCTGAGCTACAAAGGCCTCGGAGGCGTCTACGCAAAGAAGAGCATCCAGCTTTCTGGGAGCGTAATCAGCGCCCTTGTAGATGCCTGCGGAAAAGAGATCAAAATCGAGCATGACGGCACATATGCAGACCTCGCTTATGTGGCCGCGTGAAAGGACTCCCCATGAAAACAGTGAAGGTGTGCTCATGCTGCAATCGAGTACTGCCGATCGAAATGTTTTACCCCACCGACAAGCACACAACGTGCAAGGAATGCCACCGCGCGCGACAGCGGCTTTGGTATAACAACCAGTTCCGGATCTTCACTCGTGAACCGTTCGATATGGGAATTCTGCTTGGGTTGGGAACTGACGAGCTTCTGTTCATTGGCGAGCAGAAGACGCGCGAGTACTGTCACGCAATAAAGGACCAAGAGGAAGGGGCGCTGTTGGCATGAAGCTTGAATTCTTTGTGCCCTCACCGCGCTACGGTGCGAGAGGTATCAGGCCACTGTATGGCATGAACGAGATCATCGAGGCGAACCGTAAAGGAAGGCAAGCCGGCGCGTCTCACAAGCTGAAGGAAGAACGCCGGGTAATGGACATCGTGTGGGTTGCCATGAGGCAGCAGAAGTGGACTATGCCACGCAAGCGCGTGCACATTGACCTGGTATGGCATGAATCATCCAACCGCCGTGACTATGACAACATCACGGCGTACCAGAAGTATCTGTTCGATGCGCTTGTAAAGGCCGGCGCAATCAAGGACGACTCGCAAGCCTACATAGCCAACTTCCCCACAGAGAAGATTGTCATTGACAAGCGCAATCCCGGTGTGCATGTGACCATAACGGAGGTAGAAGATGACGAGTGACGTGTACCAGCAATGCCAGGACTACGAGCTTCTTCTGCTCGACATCCTGACAGTAACAAACCCGAACGGCGGCGTGATCCAGGTCAATCCGGCCACATGGAACATGTGGAACCTCATATTCAAACAGAGCGGCTATACAGACGCCGATCTGGCCAGGGATGGCCAAGAGAAAGAATACGGGGCATTCGCGTATGGTTGCGAGTAACTACATGACCAGAATGCCCAAGTCAGTACGCGAGCTTGTGTATTCAGCCGAACAGCGATCGATCAACAACGAGATGGCCAAGGTTGACAAGTACCGCTCAAGCGATGGCTACATCTGGGACGTGCTAAACGACGGCGATACGGCTGTTGGCTTCAATGTCTGTACACGATGTGGCCGCGTATTGCCTCTGAGCAGGTTCCCGTATCTCTCTGCAGGCAAAGTTGGGAGCATCTGCAAGATGTGCACGGCAGAGACTCGAAAAGCAACGAGAAAGCAGACCGAGATGGCAAAGCGTCAACAGAAGCCCGAGGAAAACGATGCGGTTCGTAAGCTTATCGAGCAAGCAGAGAAAGCCACGCGCCGGTTTAAGGAACTCGCACAGAAGACGAACGACTCAGTGATTTGTGACGTGGCCAAGTGGCTGCTTCTTTAAGGAGGGAGAACATCTATGACAGAAGTAGCGAGCAGTATCCAGGGTAAGCGTGCATACCTGAGTGGCAGAATCACCGGCAGAGATCGCGATGAGGTTGTGAAAGAGTTTGGCCAAGCAGAGGCACAACTCAAAGCAGCCGGGGCGTATTGTGTTTTCAACCCAGTGACCGAGATTGAGCCTAGCTGCTCCCATGAATTGGCGATGAGGTTTTGCGTGAGGCAGCTTGCACGCAGCAAGACGCTCAAGGATGGCGACGCGGAGCCTTTCTACGACTACCTTGTCACGCTGCCGTTGTGGTTCGATTCAAAAGGCGCCTGCCTAGAGGTTGAAGTCGCTCAGGCTTGCGGGATTCAAGTCATACCGTTGCACCAAGCCATAAAAGGGAGTGGTTAGGCTATGTTGGCATGGTTAACGCTTGCCATAGCTTTTGGAGTGATGGTGATCGACAACGACGATTGATCGAAACGGGGCGGGCTTCTCGGCTTGCCCCACTTTGCGTTTCTGATGGGTTGGAGGATGCCTTGTGCGGCGAAACTTATCGCGAAAAAAGTGGAACGTTTGTTCCACTTTCAAAAAAACACAATTCAATTCATTGGACTCACCAAGAGCTTTCGATTCTATGGAGCAACTACGACTTAGAGGCCGAAGACATCGCGCGGCTGCTTCCGGATCGTACCGTGAGCGCGATCAGGCACGTCCGGCATCGCTACGGGCGTTACAGGAAGTCGCTCAATGATCTCTCGGGCCTGTGTATCAGGTGCGATGACCGGCCTATATGGGATGACTGCGCAGCTGCCAAGCACATGAAGCTCTGCAAAGGCTGCTACCTACGCGAGATGAGAGAACGTGAGCTTGATGAGAAGGCAGCGAACGCGCGCCGGCAGCGCGAGCATAAGAAGAACTCGAAGAAGAGGAGACGCAAGCATGAAAATAGTTGAGAAACCAATTTGCGAGGTCAAACCATACGAAAACAACCCACGACATAATGAGGACGCAGTTGAGGCTGTCGCGAACTCCATCCGGGAATTTGGCTTTAAACAGCCGCTCGTGATCGACTCAGACGGCGTTGTTATTGTTGGCCATACGCGCCTGCTCGCTGCAAAGCGCCTGGGCTTCAAGACTGTGCCCTGCCTTATTGCCAGTGACCTCACACCATCGCAGATACAGGCTTACCGTCTCGCAGACAACAAAACAAACGAGCTGGCAGACTGGGATTTTGACAAGCTTGCAGAAGAACTCGACGGGCTTACTATTGATTTTGACATGTCAGACTTTGGCTTTGACCTTGCTGATTTTGAGCAATCAAGCTGGTTTGACCGTGAGAAAGAAGGCAAAGCCAAGCAGGACGGAAACGACGAGTACAACGACTTTGTCGAGAAATTCGAGCCAAAGAAGACCACCGACGATTGCTATACACCGGATAACGTGTACGAAGCTGTACTTAACTGGGTAGTTAATGAGTTCGATATTGACAGGTCAAAGGTTGTGAGACCGTTTTACCCGGGCGGAGATTACCAAAGCGAAAATTATGCGGGGGGGGTTGCGTCATTGACAACCCGCCGTTTTCGATCCTGGCAGAGATTCAGGACTTCTACCTTGAGCGCAACATTCCGTTCTTCTTGTTTGCGCCCACACTCACGCTGTTCAGCGGCTCAAGAGATGTGTGCTACATGCCAGGATCGCCGATCACCTACGAGAACGGCGCGTCTGTTAACACCAGTTTTATCACGAACCTCGACCATGTGAACCGTATGCGTGTAGCGCCGGAACTTTGCGAAGCGATCAGAAGTGCAGACAAGGAGAACGTTGGAGCTAAGCCTATGCCGGCTTACGAATACCCAACGCATGTTATGACAAGCTCGACGCTCTTATCCTGGGGCAAATATGGCGTTGCGTTTAGTGTACCGCGTGAATCCTGCGCTTTTATTCGCGAGCTTGACGCGCAGAAGCCATACGGCAAGGCTATCTATGGCAGCGGCTTCTTGCTGAGTGATGCATACGCAGCAAAAGCTGCGGAAGCAGCAAAAGCTGCGGAAGCAGCAAAAGCTGCGGAAGCAGCAAAAGCTGCGGAAGCAGCAAAAGCTGCGGAAGCAGCAAAAGTAGTCTATGGCTCAGATGTCGATATCACAGAAAGCGGCTGCATTACGTGGAGCCTGTCAGATCGCGAGCTTGAGATCATACACGGGCTTGCATAAAGCCTCGGCCAACACGACCGCCTTCGGGTGGTTTTTTGTTGCGTGATGTGTGGCTGACAATGTGCGGCATGAACGAGAAGAATTTGGTGCCATTAAACAAACGTTCGCAAAGAGAACGCAAAGAGATTCAAGCAAAAGGCGCTTTTGCGTGCGCTGAGAGTAAACGCCGCAAGCGTGACATGGCATCGCTTGTCTCGGCTATGATGGACTCACAGGTCTATGGCGAGACGGCAGAAAAGTTCAAGGCTCTCTATCCTGATCTAGACGAAGACGCGACATGGGCCAGCGTTATGACTGCAGGCCAGATGAAATCTGCCTCAAGGGGCAACACCCGAGCCTTTCAGGTGCTTTCTGAGTACAAAGACAAAGCAGATGCACGGGAAGATGCCAAAGAAGCGCACAGCCTGTTTACGGCTGACTTTGGCCTGCTTATAGGCAGTGACTTTCTCGGCGTTCATCGCGCTGTCATGGCCGGTCTTGTAACGGATGTATGGCTCAAGGGTGGCCGTGGATCGCTTAAGAGTTCCTATGTGTCGCTCGAGATTGTATACCAGCTTGAGAGGCATAAAGACTGGCACGCGCTTGTGTGCATGGCCAGAAAAAACGCCATCAAAGAGGCGGCATTCTCTCAGCTTGTGTGGGCTTGTGAAGCCCTGGGCGTGTCTGAGCATTGGAGGCAGAATACAAGCCCGTGTAAGCTCACAAACACCGTCACAGGCCAGTGCATCTACTTCAGGGGCCTTGATGACCCCGGCAAGACCAAGTCGATCAAGCCACCATTCGGATACATCGCGCTCGAATGGTTCGAGGAAACGGACCAGCTGCGTGGCACAAATGAGATTCGAACCGTTAACCAATCGGCCTCGCGTGGTGGCGACGATGTGCTGCGTTTCTACTCATACAACCCGCCTCGATCGCGTCTCAACTGGATTAACAAGCACATACTCGACCTGGAATCCGCAACGCCTGAGCGCACAATCGTCTCTCACAGCACATGGAAACACGCGCCGGTTGAGTGGCTCGGCGCTCAGTTCATCGAGGATGCTCTTGAGCTGAAGAAGCGCAACCAGCTTGCATACGCCCACGAGTACGACGGAGAATCTGTTGGCTATGGTGCGCAGGTATTCGAGAACGTCGAAGTCAGAACCATCATAGATGAAGAACGCAAGGCCTTAGATGTGCGCCTGTTTGGCGTTGACTGGGGTTTCTCGACAGACCCGTTTGTGTGGATCGAGGTTGGATACTCTCGCAGAACACGAACGATCTACCTGCTCGATGAAATCACCGGGCATGGCCTTACAAACACAAAAAGCGCCGAGCTTGTTTTGGCCAAGATGGGCAACCCTGTCTATGAGGCAGGATATGAGCCAACCGGTGACCGTGGCCAAGACTCAGCGCATATGCTGCGCGATGCTATGCCATATGCTGACGTTCAATGTGACTGTGCAGAGCCAAAGAGCATAGCCGACTACAACGCATCCGGAATCCGTGCGAAGAAATGCCCAAAGCAAGGCGCGCACGATGTGCGGAACTCGGTCAGATGGCTGCAGGACAGGGACAAGATCGTAGTCGATCCGGCGACATGTCCCCTTGCAGCTCATGAGTTCGAGCTGTACGAGTATGACCGCACACCAGACGGAGAGATCACCTCCACAATGCCTGACCGCGACAACCACACCATAGATGCCGTGCGTTACGCATGCGCCACACTTATTGCAGACAGGAGCTGTATATAAGGAGCGTGGAGCATGCCAAAAGAGATTACAGGAGCGCCTTCCTGGGCCATTGAATACCTTAAGAAGCTGGGATATTCGCCCGACACAAGCATGAGCACTTACATCTCGCAGTGGTGGGGATGGTATAAGTGCTCGAATGACTTTTACGGGCTGCCAAATCGCGGCATGAAGGGCCTGAACAATCACAGAGTGATGTCGATTACACCCGCCGCCGTTGTGGCCGAGGAAATGGCAAGCCTTGTTATGGACGAGAAAACCGTCATAGGCGCAGATGACGAGGAATGCGCACAGTGGCTTGATGATAGGTTCAGCACGTTTGTGGGTGAAGCTGCAGACAATCTCGCTCTCTCTTTTGCGCTTGGAACAGGAGCCTGGGCATGTGACTTTGACGGCCTTGGCATCAAGCCTCGCGTGCGCCTTACCTACTACGACGTGGGCCAGATTGTGCCGCTTGTGACTGACCGGGACATATCTGTGGCAAGTGCTTTTGTGTCTGTTGTAGCAAATAAAGGCAAGCGCTACCAGCAACTACAGATACACGATCTCGACAGCGAGACAGGGACATACCACATCAAGACCCACATGTTCGACATGAAGGGTAAGGAGCTGCAATTCGAGGAGATCAATCCGGACCTCGACACGCTGCAGCCCTACCCAACCTATGCGCTTGTATCCCCTGCGATCGCGAACAGATACGAAGACGCAACAGCGCTCGGCGTGAGTCTCTATGCAAATGCGGTAGACGCGCTCATGGCTGTAGACCAGGCATTTGACGGATTCTGCCAGACCGTGCGCTTCTGCATCCCTCGTATGTACATCGACAAGACTGCCGTAGATATTGACCCGACAACCGGCAAGATGAGCATAGCCGGAACGGTTGATGCCGATCTATACCGTGTCATGAGCGGAAGCGTAGACAAGGGCTTCCCGGTAACGATCTATAACCCTGAGCTGCGATTGGATGAGCGTGAAGGCGCGATCAATGCTGCTCTGTCGATCCTTAGCTCAAAGTGCGGATTTGGTCAGAACTACTTCTCATGGACACGCGCCAGCGGTCTCAAGACTGCCACAGAAGTGACCAGTGATAACTCCGCACTATTCCGTAACGTGCGCCGGCATGAAATGGCCGTTGGTAAAGCTCTGCGGCGGCTGTTCACCGGTGCTTATATTGCCGAGTGCGCGCTGACTACTGGCCGCGATCCTGAGGACCCGGGTGTAAACATTCAGTGGGATGACTCGGTTGTCGAGGATTCCAAGACAGAGCGCGAACTCATGAAGGACGACATCGCGCGCGGCCTGTGCCCGGCATATCTGTATCCCATGAGGTACTACGGCATGTCTGAGGAAGAAGCGCGAGCACTCACGGGCGAAGGAGCAGCCGCAAACGGCATTCCTGAGGAAGAGTAACAGATGGCCGATCTGTACGATACCCTTGCAGATCGAATAGTACGCGGAGCACAGCAGAGCTACGTGGCAGACCTCACCGGCAGGCTTATGAACATGCTTGCAGATGGTGTCACAAACCCTGACCGGTATTCTGCAATTACACGCATAAGCCGTGACGCCGCAATGGGGTGCTGGGCGCAGCATGCGCCGACCGTGCTTGGCCAAGTGCGCGTCGCATTTACTGAGGCACTTATGCAGGAAGACACCAGCATAATTAAATCGCTCACTCATAAGCGCGCCACGAACGCACCTGCGGGCTTTGGTCTTACAAACATAGCCAAGAACATTGTGCAGCAATCAGCTGAAGACCTCGCAAACATCATGCGCAGGCAGAATGTTACGCTCGCAACTACCATGGCTGATTGTTTCAATGAAGTTGTGGGAGACGCGATCACGCGGTTTAACCTTGGCGAGTCCATGGAAAATGTCATGCGCCGTGCTGTGGTGACACTTGCCGGCCATGGGCTTGAGACAATCGACTACAAGAGCGGCGTTCATACATCGATCGATGCCTGTATACGCCGACATGTGGTAACCGAGCAGAACCAGTGCAAGAATAGCCTGCTCATGCGCCGCTGTGATGAGTGGGGCCAAGACCTTGTGATGGTTAGCTCACACTATGCCTGTAGGCCTACGCATGAGTGGTTTCAGGGGCAAGTTTTCAGCCGTAGCGGACGCAGCGGAACCACGAGCGCATCAAACAAGGCAAAGGTGAGTTTCCAGCCACTCTCGCTTACCGGTTACATGACAGACCCGGGCGGGCTTTGTGGCTGTAACTGCAAGCACTCACTCATTCCGTTTGTTGCCGGATATTCTCAGCTGCCAGATACCGAGTTCAAAGAACAGCGTCGCGAACATAACGGCCAGACAATCGAAGAACACTACCAAGCAGTACAGAAGCAGCGCTACTATGAGCGTCAGATCAGGCAGGTAAAACGCGAGATAGCATACGGAGAAGCTCAGGGCGTGGATGTCACTGTGCAGCGCTACAAGCTCGGTGATATCCAAAAGAAACAACGCGAACATTGCAAAGAGAACAACCTCAAGCGTCAGGCCCAGCGCGAAAAGGCCTATGCAGTCCCGGATCCCAAGGGAAGCATGCAGGCTGTGAAGATTACAAAGCAACCAATGGCATTAACTAGGAAGAACAGTAATTTAAGCAATCAAAACACACAGCCTAAGACTACCAACTATTTAAACGTGGGCTTTGTCAAAAGGCTGAATTTGAGCGTTAGCACAGAAATATTAGCAATGCCAAACGGAGGCGCTTCGGTAACCATTCCTGATAGAAAATGCGATATATACAAGACGAAAGATGGGCTTAGATTCATATTTCCTCAGAATATGAGCCAATCAAAACAGGACATGACACCGCAGCGCGCCATAGAATTATTCGACAAAGTACCTGCTAATATTAAAAAATACGCCAATAAAGACATATTCTTTGTTGATTACGCAAACCCAATGGATGCATATTGGAGAAAGATATATAAGGGTTTTACAAGGTCATATGCAACCGGAGGCGACAGCATCGTCTTCTATGAAAGCACCAACCATAATGACGATTATGTTGTTCGTACATATTGCCATGAAATTGGCCATCAAGTAGATCGACACATGGGAGACTTCTCATATGGCAGTAAATGGATCGACGCAATGGCAGCAGATAAGAAAGTATCGAATAAAGAATCACCAACAGCATATGGAGAAAACAGCAATAAAGAAGACTTTGCAGAAAGTACTGAAGAATGGGCTTTAAATAACGCGGACTTTGTTGTAAGATTTCCGAACAGAGCAGCATTACTGAACTCGATCTATTAGGTGAGACAATATGGCCAGCTACATGAGATATGATGAATCAACTCCATCTGGTGCTGATTACTCAGAGATTTACTATTTCGATGACGCGAATCACATAGTTGATGAATCTTTAGCATCTAAGTGCGTCATACGCGAATGCAAAAATGACGGCACGCTTGTCATGGAGACATGGGGAGTAGTAGAACACAGCTGAAGCTATTAATTCTCGAAGTCATGTACACATTAAAGGCCGTCCGTTGAGGCGGCTTTTTTATTTAGGAGCTTTATAATCACGATCTATAGCGCTATATAGTTAAATGCTATCTGTGCGTTACCCATGAGCAATACTTTTCACAAGGCGGCAAACAGCCGCAACGTGAAAGGAGAATACGCATGGCAGAAAATGAGCCGGCAAAGACTGGCGAGGAAAACAACACCCAAGACCCAGCCGCCCAGCCCAATCCCCAAGACACTACCGGAGCCGAGGGCACAAAGCCCCAAGACACTACCGGAGCCGAGGGAAACACCGTAAACCGTCACCAATATGAGCGCGACATTGCCAACAAGGACAAAGAGATCGCGCAGCTCAGAGCGCAGCTTGAAGCGAGCAATCAAGGCAAGAAAACCACGGAGGAGCGCCTGGCCGAGATTGAAACCAAGTTCTCGACCATGGAGAAGAAATATGAGGACGAGAAGCTCAACTCGACACTCATTGCATCCGGATGCATTGACACCAAGGCAGCTAAAGCGCGGCTTGACGAGTTTAACGGCGACATATCCAAGCTCAAAGAAGCAGCGCCTTATCTTTTCACGCAGAAGAAACAAGCAAGCTCTACGGGCTTTGCACCTTCAGGCGCCAACGGATCAGCCGAGGAGCGCAGAAAGAAGGCGCGAGCCGCTGCAGGGCTTAAGGACTAAGGAGGCGCCATATGGCAAGCCCTACTATTAGCACTTTTCCTGTTGAATATCTCGACGCGATTGACGAGGTTCTCGCGGGCGCTACCTATGCAGGCCGTTATAACGTGCAAGGTGCAGAGTTTGAAGGTGCCAGACAGGTCAGCGTACCTGATATCGATTTTGGCAACTCTCCGAACCCTACTAACTATAACCGCTTTGCGAGCGAGGCAGCCGTCACCGTTGGGCGTACAACCTATACGCTTGATCACGATGTCGAAAAGGTATTTTATGTTGACGCGGTAGATGCGACCGACGAACCCGCGGCAAAGATGACCAATATCATTGCCGAGTACCAGCGCGTCATCCTCGCGCCATACATTGATACAGACTTCTTTGCAAAAGCCTATACACGGGCTCAGACAAAGGCAACAACCCAGCTCTCTGCAAATAACATCAAGACCGCCATTCGTGCAGCGCGTACTCAGTTCACCAATGCCGGATTGGCTGGTGGCGATCTCTATATGTCTGCCGCAGCTCTTGGTTTCCTTGAGGATGCTACAGACCGCCAGTGGTCGAATGATACCATCATATCCGACTCGATCGGAAGCTATGACGGCTTTACGGTCTTCCAGGTCCCGGATGCAATTCTTGGCGCTGACTTCATCGCGATCTCTGGCGGACAGAGAACCGTCCGCTATGTGACCAAGCGCGCTGCTACCTATACCTTCGCACCTGGTCAGCATACACAGGGCGACGGTTATCTGTCTCAGCTTCGCTGGATCTTTGGTACTATCGTCTATGATAACAAGAAGCCCGGCGTTTATGCGAACAAGCACACACAGTAAGAGGTAACTCATGAGCGTTCCTGAGGTTGGTTTCGATTACTACGAAGACACGTACCTTGGCACTATGAGCCAAGACGAGTTTGAACATGCGCTGCCTGAGGCACGCGCGCGACTTATTGACCTAACGGGCGACTGTGTGCCGGATCGGTGCGCAGAGGCGTGGTCGTGCGCGCTTTGTGCTTTGTGCGAGCGTGTGGCCGGGATCGACCTCAGGGGCGTTGTTGCCTCCGAAAGCGTGGGTTCTACGATGGTTAGCTACTCCGCCGCGTATCTGGAATCCAAAGGCAACACAGACTATGACGTTGTGGCTCCATGGCTTGGTCGTACCGGCCTTTTGTGTGCAATCCTGAGGTGAGTATATGCTTAGCCCGCTTTGGATGGACTGTGTCACCTATTGGCATGAGCTCGGTAACAAGCGCTTCCTTTTTGGTACTGTGCGCCATGTGCATGTTGAACATGCTGAAGAGGACGCGTTTTCAACTGTAGGACCTGAGAAGCGGTCAGTTCTCAAGGTCTGGATGCGTGGAGAATGCGACATCGAACCGGGCGACTGGATTGTAGACGGCGAACACCACGACGGTAATCCGCCACGCAGCGCGTTCAGGGTTGCCCATGTAGCGACGTTCACCATGGCAGGACGCATCCATCACTGGGAGATAACAGCGCGATGATGAACTTTGATGTCAGAAGCGTTAACACGTCAAAAGCACAGAGCAAAGTCAAGGCGGCTGTTGAGGCCGCTCTTGGCATTACTGCAGAGAATGTGCTCGCAGATTGCAGCGTATACGTACCTGTTGATACTGGCGCATTGCATGACCATGGTGAAACGCGCGTCTCAAAAGACGGCAAGTCTGCCTCTGTTGTTTGGGGAACCGATGAGCAGAGTTCAAAGTATGCAAGGCCGGTTTACTACTGCACTGACAAAAGACACGATCCGCCTACACGTGACCACTGGTTTGATTATGCAAAGGGCCTGCGCGGTGATGCATGGCGCGGCATGTTCGCGCAAGCAGTAAAGGAGCGTTTATGATTCCAAACATCGCAGAGGCCTTAGTGGATTGGATTGGCGAGCTTCTCGGCGTTCCTACCACGTTTGGAGAGTTCCCAAGAGGTGACCATGACAGTGCCATGGTTAAAGCGTCGCCCGGTGACCCGGTGGTAAGTTACTACCACGCAGGCGGAGGCGTGTACAAGTTCCCGTATGAGGTCTATCTGCGTACATTCTCAAGAGACGAAGATGATCGTATAAGCGGCATCGAGCGTCTTAACAGGGTACTTGCAGCGATTGTGCGCCATGAGGTCCCCGACGTAGAAGATGCAATCTTCTCAGGGCACACTTGTACTCAGATGCCGAATCTGTTCCGCACTGAGTCAAACGGCGCCACAACTTACCAGCTAACAGCCTATTTAACCTATATCGAGAGGAGCTAGTATGTCTTCTTCCAAGATTGTACCGGTTTATGAGATGCAGCACTATCTCACCTTCCCCGGTCAGAATGAGTCACCTATTCGCGTAACCGAGGATCTGCAGTTTGATCCTGACCGCGATTCCCATGAGTACAATACCCAGTACCTTGACCGTAAGAAGCAGACAACCTATGCCATGAGTTCAACCGACAAGATTGACTTCGAGGTTGACCTTCTTACACCGTCCGACTTCCAGGCTAAGCTTTTGCAGTATGAGGACGTGGAGAACGTCGATGTCACCTATACCCGCACGCTTGCCTATGACGGATCAAGCGGCACTGAGGCACCGGCGACCGCTCGCATTGCAAAGCAGGCACCGGCAGTTCTCAACATGAAGCCGCTCAAGGGTGCGGCGAATGAGCCTGTCAGGATCAGCGGAACCATTGTGATCGCTGACGAGTACACCCAGGGCACGTTCAACGAATCAACAAACACATTCACCGCTGCGTCTTGAAGTGAGGAGGAACCGGACGAAGACGCAACGCCCGGTGATGATTCTGAAGGTTAAACGCAAGCCATAAGCATTCTACAAACGCCGTCTCTCGTAATGAGGGGCGGCGTTTCGCGTTACCTATGACAGAGAATGCGCGTGTCGTATTTGATTCGAGCAAAAGAGAGGCGCATATAATGGGTTACAAGCTCAAGAAAAGCGTTCGTAACGTTGAGATTGATGACAAGACTTACCAGCTGAGAGCCGGGGACGTTGGTATCCTTCAGCTCGTACTCGAATGGTTAAAGAAAGCGTCAAACATTGCGCCAAATGACCCGTCTGAGGTCTCTCAGGCACTCGATAACATGAACAAGCTCTGCGATGATGCAAAGAGTATTGTAACGCGAGCAATGGGCATAGAGGCAGCCCAGGAGCTTCTCGGCGATGGTTACGACTTCGCCAGTGCCATTGATCTCATGTCGATCATCTCTATTGAGATGACTTCAAAAGACAACATTGACAATCTTCGCAGAACGGCCACCGACCACGTGAAAACACTCGACACCAGAGCGAAGGTAACGCCCAATGTTAGGCTTGCTTAATAGGGAGCTGCCGTCCAGTGTCGAAGTTGATGGCGAAACTGTTGAGCTGTGTTGCGGATTCAGAACCGGCATCAAAGCGTTCGAGTTCCTTAACGACAAAGACGAAAGCACAATGTTTAACCTGCTCTATTTGTTCTACGGTCTTGAACGTGATGATGGGCTTTTGGAGCTGCCTGAGGTAGTGGCAGCACATGCAAAAGAAGCGGCAGAAGAAAGCGTCGAGTGGCTTCTCGGCGCTTTTCAGGTTATGGACTACGACAACGCAAGCATGCACAAAAGGCGCAGCAACAGCAAGCAGAACTTCAGCTTTACCGCGGATGAGGCGATTATATACGCAGACTTCAGGCGGTTCTACGGCATCGACCTCATGAACTCAGAAACTCAAATGCACTGGTACCAATTTATAGCGCTACTTTTGTCTGCCATGCGCACGGAAGGCTCTCTCACCGGCACTGCAATAGCAGCCCGTGAGCCTATCCCCGGCAACGCAAAAGGCCATGAGCGCGAGCGATTGCGAAAGCTCCAAAAGGCCTGGGCGTTACCTATGACAGAGAATGAATTGCTACAAAGAGCTTTAGAGATGTTCTAACGAGGAGGTGGGCAAATGGCAGACGGTGAAGTCCTTATTGACATAAAGGGCGATGACTCGAAGTTTCAGAAGACACTAAGCAGCCTCGGCTCTGTAGCAAAACAGGCTCTCGGTACAGCACTCGGAAACCTTGGAGCACAAGCGCTCTCAAGCCTTACCAGCGCGGCGTCGAACGCTATAAACACACTCAAGAGCGATGTGCTGAGCGTCGGCCAAACGTTCGAGGCGTCTATGTCCAACGTAGGTGCACTCATGGGCATCGACAAGGCGTCTGATGATTTTGCCCGCCTAAAACAAGCCGCGGCCGATGCCGGAGCAACTACTCAATTCAGCGCATCAGAGGCAGCGGATGCACTCGGATATATGGCTCTTGCCGGTTGGGATGCCTCTCAGGCGACCGGTGCGCTTGACGGCGTGCTCAATCTTGCGGCGGCATCGGGTATGGACCTTGCTGCGGCATCTGATATGGTAACGGACTACCTGAGCGCGTTCTCAATGGAAGCAGAAGACGCGGCGTACTTCTCGGATATCCTTGCTTATGCTCAGGCTAATTCAAGCACAAGCGCGGAGGCTCTCGGCCAGGCTTACAAGAACTGCGCTGCAAACATGAACGCAGCAGGCCAGGATATCGAAACGACAACGTCTCTGCTTGCTATGATGGCAAACCAGGGCCTGAAAGGCTCTGAAGCCGGCACAGCGCTTACGGCCATCATGCGCGATATGACAGCAAAGATGGAAGACGGATGCATCGCAATTGGCGACACCTCTGTGGCCGTCATGGATGCTGAGGGCAATTATCGCGACCTTACAGACATCTTGCTTGATGTAGAAGCAGCAACGGACGGCATGGGTGATGCCGAGCGAGCTATGGCGCTCTCATCTACATTCACAGCCGACTCGATCAAAGGCATGAACCTTATGCTCAATGCCGGAGTCGATGCAGCGCAACAGTTTGAAGAAGAGCTTCGTAACTCATCCGGTGCAGCCATAGAGATGGCCGAAAGAATGAACGACAACCTTCAGGGCGACATGAAGATCATGCGCTCTGAGTATGAGGCGCTCTGCAATGCCATCTACGAAGGCGCAAACGGGCCTCTGCGCGATCTTGCGGCTGTTGTAAATAAGAGTGTGCTTCCAGCTCTTCTCGACCTTGTAAACGGTGTTGAGGGAGCGGATAAAGAGGTAACAGATGCCATACAGGAGCTCGCTACAACTGCCGTGCAGATTCTCGGCAACATGGCGCCGCGCATCTTGCAGGTTGTCTCGGCGCTTATAACTTCTGTTGTGAGCGCTCTGGTACAGGCGGCACCAACAATCCTGAGCGGGCTTGTGTCATTGACAAGCGATGTTATAGCTGCCTTTGTCGTGGCGTTGCCGGGACTTGTTCAGGCTATTGCAGACACACTCAATACAACCGTTGACACGATCCTGTTTGAACTCATCCCGGTCATCATTGGGGCTTTGCCTGAGATTCTCGCGGCGTTTGTTGACGGCCTTACAAGCATCATTCAGCACTTGGCCGAGCTTGCGCCTGCTCTTATGGAACAGACGCTCCCGCTCATAGTGAACGGTATTGTTGCGCTCACAAGTGCGTTCTTGGAGGCGTTGCCGGCGTTCATTTTGGCCTTGTCAAATCTTATCGCTGCGGTAGTGGCAGAACTGCCAAAGTACCACGGCGCACTGCTTTCAGGAGCTATTCAGCTTTTCTTAGCGCTTGTGGAATCGCTGCCTCAGATTCTCCCGGCACTTATAGAGGCCGTGATTCAGGTCATTATGGCGGTTATCTCGGTTATTCCTCAGTATATTCCGCTTCTGCTTGATGTGGCTGTGCAGTTGTTTATGGCATTGGTTCAGGCAGCGCCCATGATCCTGCAGGCACTTCTTGCGAGTCTCGGTTCGCTCATACAGTCGGCTGTGTCTTATATCCCAACGTTTATAACTTCAGTAATCACAGCGGCCATCCAGCTGTTTGGCGGCATCGTGACAGCTGTGCCTCAGATATTGACCTCGCTCATTGGCGCGATTGGAAGTCTTCTGAACAATATCCCGGGAACAATCATGGGTTATGCCGGTTCTATTAGTGACGCGGCGTTTAACATGATGATGGGCATGATTAACGGTATCTCAGGAGCGGCAGGCGCTGTTTGGGATACGATCACGAACGTATGTTGGGGTGCTCTTGATGCTGTTAAGAGCTTCTTTGGCATCGCTTCACCTTCTAAGGTCATGCGTAAGATGGGCATCTACATTGACAAAGGCCTTGGCGGAGGTATTGAGGAAGACGAGAGCGACGTTGTGCGTGCTATGCGCGGCGTTATGGACTCAACTCTTGACGTGGCGAATATGGGTATTAAGGCACACGCTACGGCAGACGCAGCGTTCAGCATGGCGAACGGATACGGCAACAGCGTTGTTATGCAAAGCGCAGCTGAAAACAGCGCACTCATGGGCAAGATAGATGCATTACTCGCAGCCTATGGCTCAGGAAAGCCGACTATTGTTATTCAAGAAATGTACGTGCGTGAAGAGGAAGACATCGAGCGCATAAGCGAAAGACTGAGCCAGCTTGTGGATCATAGGTTGGTGAACCTGCAATGATAAAAAACACTGTCTATTTTAACGGTATTGACATAACCGACGGTGCTGACATTACGAACATAGTACGCCCGGGCCTGCCTTCTCGTCCAAAGACAAAAAGCATCCCGGGCCGTGACGGTGAGGCATTTATTGGTACAAACCTCGACCCGAAACGCATATCTTTTGATCTTGTGTTCCGTAACTGTGGCCCATACGCTCAGCGCACGGTACTTGATAACCTCGCTGCGGCTTTGTATGTTGACGAACCAAAGCAGCTCAAATTTGCAGATGAAGGCAACAAGTACTACATGGCCATACTTGAAGGAGAGATAGAATCGCAACCTTATGCGAATGCGATTGTGGTATCGCTCAAGTTCAAAGTCCCCGATCCGGTGAGGTATGAAGGCACAACGCCCGTCTCGGTAACGATTACGTCAGGAAATACAGGGAACATAACAGGCTCTTATCCGACAAAGCCAACCATCGCAACCGCATCAGCTTCTCCCGGTCAGTCTGGTTATTGGGGTGTAAGGGTTGACGGTGGCGACTATATGCATGTACCGCTTTCATCCGGGACTCATAGCGTGTCGATCAACTGCGAGACGCGTGTGGTTACTGTTGACGGCGATCCGGCCATGATCACTCTGGACAGCAACTGGTTTGAGCTTGCTCCCGGCAACCACACCATTACAAACGATGTAGGCACATGCACCAACATGACGCTCAGCTACTTCCCGAGGTGGTTGTAATGGCCGACACTTCGCGCGTATTGCTTTATACACCTCAAGACGAATTTATAGAAGAGCTGAATCCTGATTTTATATTTGTGCGCTTTCGCACAGAACAGATCAACGGCGAGCATTCGCTGAACATCTCGACTGCAACCGTACTCGCCAAAGAAACCCGTGTGCTCACAAATGATGCTACCGGAACGTGGCACGAGTACGTGGTTACCGGTGAGGACGCAGAACACGCAAGCGGAAAGCGTGCGATAGGCTCATATTATGCAGTTTGGAGCATGCAGCATGATCTGCAGCTCACCACCGTGTCAGGTTCCGGATCAATGCCTGGCACAGTAACGCCCGTGGATGCCAGCACTGCGCTTGACGCTGTTCTTATGGGGACCTCTCGATGGGCGCGTGGTGTAGTAACTGTCACCGCAACAGGCGGCGCAAGCATGGATCAAATGAGCGGATGGGAAGCTCTTGCGGTGTTCGCGAAAGTTTGGGGTGCAGAAGTCGAGCCAACGATCGCTGTTGACGCTAACGGCGTCATCTCTCGTGCCGTGAATGCATACGCCCGTCTCGGATCGGCGACAGCACTGCGCCGGTTCGACTATTCTCGTGACCTTATTAGCATCAAGCGCAAAGTTGACGAGAGCCCTTTGTGTTGCAGGATCATTCCTTTGGGCAAAGGCGAAGAGACAGCCGGAGGCGGATATGGCCGCAAGATTACCATTGCAGATGTCAACGGTGGCGTCGAGTGGCTGCAAAACAACGACTCGGCCATGCTTTACCGCTTGCCAGATGGGCGGGGCGGCTATGAGTATCCGACGCGCTACGCAGAGAATAGCGACATAACAGACAAACAGGCTTTAAAGGACTGGGGCTTGTCCGTGCTTGATGAATGGACGCTGCCAAAAGTAACCTATGAGGCGAGTGTGCTGCAGCTTGCACAGGCTGGAATGGATATTCAAGGCATCGCGCTTGGTGATGAAGTCCAATGCGTAGACAAAGCGTTTTGTGAATCTGGGTTACGTGTCACGGGCCGCGTTGTCAAGCTTATTACCAACGAACTCGACCCTACAGATATTCGTGTGACCATTGGCAATCTCAGTCAGGGCCTTCCTGACCTCTTTACGAGAGTTGACAAGGCTCTAGTACAAACGCGAACCGTGGCGCTTGCCGCATCCGCGTATCTCGATGATATTCTCGACAATCTGAACAAAGAGATCAATGCGAGCGGTGGGTACTGGTATCTCACAGACGGCCAAGGAACGCGAACCTATGACGTGGCTGTAAGCGATCCACTCGTTGGCGCTGAAGCAAGCAAAGTCGTCGAAGTTAAAGGCGGGACCATACGCATTGCCAACAGCAAGACGGCGCAAGGCGCGTGGGAATGGAAAACCGTATTTGCAGCCGGATATATCTCAACCTCTATGATTGAGGCGCATTCGATCACGGCAGATCTGATAGATGCATCTCAACTCATTTGTCCAAAGGTTGGCAACAGCTTGACAGAGTATTCTTCCATTGGTGACGTGTCTTACCAAAATATTGACATGACCGGCATCAGCTTTTCAAGCGGAGGTCTTACTGATAGGCTATTCTATGGCCGCACTGAAGAAGGCGATACTACAAACCAGGCTATTATGGCGTATGGCTTGCCTGGCGCATGGGGCATGTTCCCCATGTATCTGGGGCTTGACAACGAGTTCTATCTGTATGGCTTGCCAACGCTATACGAAGACCAAAGCGTTAGCCCGCCTCTGCAGAGCTATATGGCACCATGTGTGCACGTGCGAGATAACTTCTTCGAGGCGCGCAGCTACAGAGGAAAGCAGATCATCTCGGCAGGCAATTCTGGCTTTTACGTCCGGCACGCTGAGACGAATAAGAGTAAGGTATCTCTGACCGATGACGGCCTTTTTGTCTGGTCTTATACCAACAACCTATCGTTTTTGACAATAACGCCAACAGGTGGCCGCATAGCAAATGGCGGCGGAGCCGCAGGATCAGGCGCGACTGCTGCAAAGTCGATAATAAGCTGGGACGCTCATGGCTTGCACGCGGCAAACATGAACAACTTCGAGCAATACCAAAAACTTACGCTCAACAGCACATATAAGCTCTATATGGCGAAGAACTATATGGGATGCGCGACTATTTGGTGTGAAGAATACTCTCTCCCTGCCGGCAACGCCTGGACTACTCCGATCTCTGTGCAGCTTGACCCCGACGACTTCGCGCAGTCTGAGTTTATCCCTATGTCTGGCAAGACCGCGTGTATGTTTGGTCAGTGCGTAACGCTTTCTGGCGGCGGACTTGTGGTTGTGAGGATTAACAATACCGGTCTTTTGGAGGTTATACGTGCGACAACAACGACAACAGCGCAAAACCTGTGGTTCACGCTCACCTATCCAGTTTGTTAGGAGGTAGATAGATGAATGATCAGTTCAGGCGCGTCACGCTTACCGCGTTTCACGCAAATGATACGCTGAAGACGATCACGCTCCACAAGGGCGATGACCGCGGGCGCATTATTCGCCTGGTGTTGCGCTACTGCGCGCCGGAAGAGGTTCTTGGCGTGCGCTTTGTGCTCACGCAAGGCGAAGGCCAAAACACAGAGACACTCTATCAGGACATGGAGCCGGTGCCCGGCGAGCAGTACGCAACTTTTGAGTTTGAGGCGGCTACCGGGAATGTCGAGATTGGCCTGTACCCGTGCGCGTTCAAGGTCTCAATGGTAGAAAATCACATTGTGAATACGCTCACGTCAAAGGTGAACGTTGTGCCAGACATCGCTATGCCGCTTGATGCCGAGGAAATGGACTCCGTAATCGATATGGTTACACGCGGCTATGATGTGACCAATCTCATGAGGCTCGCGCTTGCTAACATTGACATCACGCTTGAGAATGACGGCGTGGTAAGTGTGACCGATGAAGACGGCGAAACGGAGACGTTTAACGGACTCAAGACTGCTACAGAGCAAGCGCAGACCATCAACATTGCGATCGACAACACTGGCATCGTAACGGTGACCGACAGACTCGGCGTTGTGTATGTGTATACCGGACTTTATGATGCCATAACTGAGGCCGATACTGTGACCGCTAACTTGAACGTTGTCCTGAGCGATGACGGTGTGATCACTGTCACCGACAAAGACGGCGTGTCTAAGACGTTCACCGGTGTGAAGGATGCCGTGCAGAGGGCAAACGCAGCGGCAGATGTAGCCAACGAGAATGCGACGCATGCCGGAACAGCTACCAGGCGGGCAAACCAAGCGAGTGAAGAAGTCGAACGCATACGTGCATCCGTAAGCTCTGTAGGCGTTGTGAGCGTGACCGATCGAGACGGTACGGTGTCGTCCTATGATGTGGCGTCTCAGGTTAATACTGCCATTACGCCAAAGATTGAGGCGGCAGATGCGGCGACAATAGCTGCAAACATTGCGGCAGCGTCTGCTAACAGTGCAGCTGCTTTTGCCAACAATGCGACGACATCCGCTAATAATGCGGCTCTATCTGCTAACGGTGCAGCATCTTCTGCAAACTTGGCAGCTGCGCGGGCTGATGCGGCTGCAGAGGCGTGCAATACGTGGTACATCGTAGAAGATGAATTCCATCTGGGCCTTACGGCTTATGTTGATGAAGCAGAGCAAGCTATTGTTATAGGGAGGGCATCGTAGCAATGACAGCAAATAACACTGTACTCAGAAAGATCATAGACGAACAGAGCAGTAATGTTTATCCGCTTGCAGCTGTTGTGCCAGGCGTAACAATTAACCTGACAATCCTCGCAACCGGTGCCACGCCAACAGCCAGCGCAAGCGTTGCGACTGACGGCAAGATGACGCTCAACATTGGCCTGCCACAGCTCAACAATATCACGTCTCTGAGCGTCTCGGAAGATGGCGTCCTGACCATCGTAACCACAGACGGGCAAACAACCACATATGATGGCATTGAGACAGCTATTGACAACGCAGAAGATGCCGCGGACCGGGCCAACGAAGCGGCAGCGCTGATTGAGAACTTCGATAAAACCGGATTCACTGTTGTCAATGGCAAGGTTTGCCAAACATACCTTAAGGAGGTCTAAGTATGAGCACTACAGAAGTAACCGATCCCGTATTTCTTGACGCTACCGGTCTGCAAGTTGTCCAGAAGCTTGACGACATCGCTTTTGTCTTGAAGACGCAGTCTCTTATTCCTGCGACTGGTCTTACGCCTGCTCAAATTCAGGCAATTGTGCGCTCTGGCCGTGCTTCTGAGTACTTCGATATTGGCGACCAGATCATAGTTACGTGGAGCGACGGGACAACGGAGTACGACTTCCCGTTCGACGTCGTAGACTTTGGAAACGCAACGCTTGAGGATGAGAGTGTTGTGCCTGCTATGTGGCTTCAGTCACACTATGCGCTGCCGTTCGCAACACAATTCGATGCAACAGAGGCCATATATGTGGTAACGGATGCGGCACTTGCAGCCGGTGTTTATTATTTCACGACGCCTACCGGGTACGAGGCATCATACGGCGGTGATGGTAAATCTTATTACTTTACACTTCAGAATTCTGTGCCTGTTGGCGGGTGTATCAAACTTACGTGGGGATCAAATGTGCCACCGTCAAAGGTAACAACATTCGCATCTTTGTCATCTACGACAGCGATCGAGGAGGCCACACTTACCGAAGGCACATCTGGCACGGGTCTTGGTACGCTGAACGATACTCTCGGCAATGTAACAACAGCACGATACGGCTACAACAACTACGAGAAAAGCGCGCTTCGTCAGTATTTGAATTCAAAAGCGGCCGCTGGCGCCTGGTGGACTCCGCAACATACTTACGACTATATTTGCAATTATGCAGATAAACAGGGTTTTATGGCTGGGTTTAGCGATGAATTTCTTGATATTCTCGGGAAGCCTGTGCTCAAGACAGCGAAGAACTACATCACAGATGGCGGTACGAGCGCGGTGCCCGAGTACTCAACACTGGCAGATACGTTCTTTGTGCCTTCACTTGGGCAGCACTACTTCTCGTCATCAATGGATGAAGGCAGCGCATGGGAGTACTGGAAGGAACTCTCTGGGTCTGCGAATCCAGTATCCACAAGCACAACAGTGCCTGCGTTCATTACGACGGCGCTCAATGCCAAAACGTCAGCCCAGTACGTTTGGCTGCGCAGCGCGAACCGAGGCAGCGCCTACTACGAGTGGCGTGTCGGCTCGTCCGGGAGGGCCTCCAGCAACACCGCGACCGACGGCTATCGCTGCGCCCCCGCTTGTTGCATCTGTTAATCTATTAATCGCGCCGCGCCTCCGCGCGGCGCATAAAGGGGTTTAATATAATGAGCGTTCCTGCATCACAAAGAAAGCCATCACGCCTTGAGGTGCTTATTCGTACCCGTGAGCTTGCCATTCATAGCCTGAAAATTCTCGCAAACGAGAAAGTTTTCAAGCCGGAATATGCGAGCACTATTGGCGAAAAGCTTGCGAGTACAGCCCTGGCCGTGCATGAACTTGCGTGGGAGGCAAATTCAATACGCATCGACAGCTGTGAAGCCCCGAGGCGCCTGCTTTTACAGGTTGAGGCGCTACGTGCATGCGAGGTGTTGCTGTCTTTGATTGATGTTGCTCACTTTGTATACCATTTACCTTTGAAGCGCGTGCACTATTGGGGTAAGCTGGTGGTCCATGCAAGGAAGCTGCTCACAAGGTGGAAAGATTCAGACTCGCGCCGTATAAGCGAGTCTAATCCTGGGGCTATAGCCGAAGCCCAGAACGTTTGGCTGCGCAGCGCGAACCGAGGCAACGCCAACAACGAGTGGAATGTCAACTCGTCCGGGAGGGCCAACAACAACAACGCGAACAACGGCAATCGCTGCGCCCCCGATTGCCAAGCCCAGAATGAAGCATAACTATGTCACAGACATGGGCATCATTTGGAAACAGCATGACAAGGGGTTATAGTCCCGAGCCCAAAGAAGGGCCAAACAGCAAGGGCGGCGACGTGGCAGGTGCATACACCGAACCCACTATATGCGCCGCCCAAAATGAGGGTGCTCTGTCATTTGAAAAGCTTTGGAAATCTTCGGTAAGATGCCAGCGAGGTGTTACATGGAAAGGCTCTGTTGCGCATTCCGTACTGTACAGAATCGAAGAGATAATCGATCTTGAGGAAAAGCTCGCAAATGTTACGTACAAGCCACATAAGATGCGCGAGTTCAAGATTACGCGTCCAAAGGTTAGAACTATCCGTTCTCAGGCTTTTCTTGATCGCGTAGTTCAGAACTCTTTGGTTGAGAATGTCATTATGCCGGGACTCGGTAAGAGCTTTCTATATTGCAACTGTGCCTGCCAAACCAACAAAGGAACAGATTACGCAAGGAATATGCTCAGGAATATGTTGCGCAGCTATTACCGCAAAGCCGGCCGCAATGGCTGGGTACTTTATTATGATGTGTCGAGTTTCTTCGCATCTATCAGACATTGTGACGCAAACGCACGCATTAAGTCTGTAACAAATGGGCTTGAGGCTTATTACTCGGTGCAGGCACTTGATCAATATCCGGGCGTTGTCGGTTATGATCCCGGCTCGCCTCTTGTGCAAGTCTCAGGATTGGCAGCACTTGACAAGCTCGATCACAGAATAAAAGAGTATCTCGGCGTCAAGTATTACATTCGATACATGGACGACGCAGTAATTGTAGACTCTGACCGTGAGACGCTTCTCTGGATATTAGAGGACATACGATCTTGGCTATGGCAGTATGGCTTTGTCCTTAATCCAAAGAAGTCCGGCGTATTCCCTCTGTCTCAGGGTGTGCGTTTCCTTGGTTTTGATTACAGTGTCACCGAAACCGGCAAAGTTCACATGGTGCTGCCTGGCAAGCGTGTGCGACAGATCAAGCGGGATATGAGACGGCTTGTTAAAGCGGTAAAGTCCGGCAAGGTTTCGATTGCATCAGCTGATATGTCTGCACAATGCTGGATTGCATATGCATCAAAAGGTGATTCCAAAGCTCTTTCAAAGTCTTTAAAAACATACTGGAAAACGCTTACAGGCGATCTAAGAGAGGAGACCATATGAAGGTCGCAAAGGTAGGTATTGGCGGAGCAGTACAGGCAAAGCAAAACGAGCTTGCACAGATTGATATTGAACAGATCGAGGCAGATGTCGCATGGGTTGCGCTCATGACAGATGTCGATCTTCCAAGCTATGACGAGAACGGAGAGGAGGCTGGCGAGGATGAGTAAGTTCGCGCAGAAGGTCAAGGAGTGGTACGAGCATGGGAACTGGAAGCTCAGTCAAGTAGTGACAGCATACGAAAAGGGCAAGCTTACGCCTGAAGAGTATGCTTGGATCATTGGAGAGGTCGAGGAGGAGTAGCTGTGGAGCATGAGATAACACAAATTATCGTGAGTGTTATCACATGGGCCATAACAGGCGCTCTTGGTGTTGTTGCCGGGTGGGCTTACAAAGGCATGAAAGATGCCCGAGAAGCCCACCAGACAGAGCTTAAAGCCAACGAGACGCGCATGCTTGCATTATGTGACGGCGTACGGAGCTTGCTGAGATGCGAGCTTGTGAGAAGCCATCGCGAATATGTGCAGGAAGGCCACAGGATGACGCTGAGCGATCTTGAGTATTCGCAGCGAGTCTATGAGTCATACCACGCGCTCGGTGGCAATGGCACCGGCACACAGCTTTGGGACAGCATTCAGAACGCTTGGAATAATGGAGGTAGTAATGGCTAAGGGATATTGGAAGGCGTGGTTTAAAGCGGCGGGCATCCGCGCGATCAGGACATGGGCGCAGGCCTTCGTCGCCTCTTTGCCGGTTGTAGGCTTTACTCTCGGAAGTGTTGACTGGCTCATGTGCGCGTCGAGTGCAACCGGGGCGGCGATCCTGAGCTTGCTCATGTCTCTCTCAGGGATCCCGGAAGTTGACGGAGAAGTAAAGGAGATACCAGATGACGGAATCGATCAGTAAGCCTGAAGATGTTCAGCTTCCGCAGCCAGTGGCGATCGGCGACCATGTCGCGGATCACGAGCCGACAGAGTACGTGTATCCCGTCCCTGACTACGTGTTCAAGATCGTGGAGGAGTAAAGCATGGGCAAAGTCGATGATGTACTCTGGTGGGCATCGTCACAAATCGGCTACTGTGGCGACGACGATCCTGAGCCTGGCAGCAAATATGGCCGCTGGATGGCAAGGCTCACCGGAGAGGATTGGCTTGCAGGGCCTTCGCGTGATATCTGGTGGTGCTGTATCTTCGTGTCGTGGTGCTTATACAAATCAGGCGTCAACTGCAATGGATTTCCGAGCTACAACACCGATCTTGCTCTTGCCTACGCTGGAGATGCTCTGATTGACAATATCTACGAAGCCAGGCCCGGTGACGTGATCTTCTTTAATTGGGACGACAATCTATCGACTGACCATGTGGGCATCGTAGAAGCTAATCACGGGGACTGGATTCAAACGATCGAGGGCAACGTCTCCAACAGCGTTCAGCGCGTGGCCCGTGATTGGGAGTACGTTACCCACATCATGCGCCCAAATTATTCTGAGCAATTCGAGGGCGATGATGATATTCGCTACATGCAGCTCCAGGTCAATGCCGCTCTCGCAAGGCGGCAGATGCCGGCCGAATGGTATATCCAGACAGATGGGCTTTACGGACCGGAGACATCCGGCATGCTTGTCAGACTTATGCAAGAGTGGGCGATGGTGACCTATGATCCATCGATCGAGTGCACAGGCGAATGGTCAGATGCTTTTGCCGCCGTTCTTAACAAGCAATGCGTTCAGGCTACTCATGCGATCTTGCCAGTCTGGATCACGAAGGCCGCACTCATTGGGCACGGCTACAAAGGAGCATATCTCGATCTCGATGATCCGAGCTATAAAGCTATGCTAAAGGATACCATTGCCGACTTCCAGCGAGATCATGACATCCCACCGACCGGATGCATTGATGACCGCACGTTCCGATCGCTCATACAGTTTGACTAAGGTCGAAGGGATAGGTTTGGAATGCGACTAAACTCATGGATCATTGCATTCTTAGTAGCGCTTGTTGTTATATGTGCGTGTGTGGTCTATGGCATAGCAGCGCATGCGTCACTCCCCCGCATGGAGCCTCTTACGGCTACATACACGGCAGACAATGACATTATAAAGGCGTTTGTGCTAATCGATCCGGATACCAAGATCCAGTACATAGTAACAGATCACGGAGGCATCACGCCACGCCTCTAATACCATTGATCTGCTTTGTCTCGAAGCGTCCAAGATTGGGCGCTTCGAGCTTTTTTATGCGTCTACAATTTGGCGATTTTTTACACCTTGCGGGAATTTGCGGGAATTAAAAAATAGTAACCATTATTAGAATTGCATTTATATGGTTCTATCTGGTGTTATGGCGCCCCCAGCAGGACTCGAACCTGCGACCTTAGGATTAGAAGTTACAGATTTTATATTCCATCTACCAGGCAATATAGTGCATTATCTGCATTTATGGTATGCAGGAACCGGCAAGAAGTGACCCGTAATTGTACCATTTTGCGGGCATTAGTGGGACTTTGCGGACAGCAAATCAAGGTCATCAAAAGCATTTGCCGCGCGCTCATCTGCCGCCCGTGTTGGTCTTAAATAGAACTTGTCAGTGATGCTCACAGAGCTATGGCCAAGCCTCCGCGATACCGTGACAATGTCCACGCCGGCGCTCAGCATGATTGTAGCATGGGAGTGTCTGAGATTCTTCAAGGATGTAAATCTTACGCCGTTTTTCTTTGCTGTGCGGTCATAGAGTGACGTCAGAACGTCCGGGTTCATGCGTCCGCCTAATTCTCCCACAAGTACCGGTCCGTGAGCTTCTGCGGGCCTGAGAGCGCTTATGCGAGAAGCAAATGCGCTCGGGATGGACACGATCCGGCGCGAGTTGAAAGTCTTTGGCTCTGCGAGTATGGCTTTGCCCTTCACGACTGTGTACGACTTTGTGATTCGAACTTCGCTCCCCTGCACATCTTCCCAATCGAGGCCGAGTATCTCCGATCGGCGTAAACCACAACCCAAAGCAAACAGAACGGCAAGCTCTACCGGATCACCTTCGAAGGCAGCGAGGACTTGCGCGGCCTCTTTGGCATCGAGCACGCGCGGCTCATAGTGTGGCACTTTTGGTTCAGGGATAGCATCTGTCACAACGTCCTTGATGAGCTTCCAGCGCCGGGCTTGGCGCAGAGCTTGCCGGAGCGTCTTGTATGATTTCTTGCGAGCGCCGGGCTTTTCTATGGTATTCAACCACTTTTCAACAACAAAGGCGTCGAGGCTATCGAGGGCATATTGGCCTATGCCGGGGATGATATGCAGCTTTATGTCATTCTCATAGTTCATGACGGTATCTGCGCGCACGCGGCTCTCGCACCAGGGCAGATACATATCTGTGAGATAGACCGAAAGAGGCATTGAGTTTGGAGGAACTTCACCGTTTTGCACGAGTATTTGAGCAAGTTTGGCCTCGGCATCGCGCCGGCTACCTCTCACGCGTTCCTCTATGTATACTCGTTTGCCGGTTGTCTGGTCACGTCCGGCACTCAGGCGAACTCTCCAGAGTCCGGGTTTTACTTGAGAGATACTGCCGAGAGAATTTCTCACGTTACTCTGTGGCATAATATAACCATCCTCTCGCTTGTCCGAGTGGGATCTCCGCGTCGCCCTTGCGCTTTCTGGGGAGTCAGCGCAAGGGCGCTCTTCGTTTAAAGCATCGATTTCTACCCTTTTACCATTTCCGCAACATCACGATAATGGGATCATGCAGGCACAGCGTCACGCTTGGTTTGCTTTGAAGGCTTCTTTTCTTTGGTTTTGCCTTTGAGTTCTATACCGGCCATCTCATAGAAGACGTTCCTTATAAGAGGTTCATCTCTCAGGGCTTGCATGATTTTGCAAGCCGTCTTAGTTGGTAAGGTGGCGCCATTCTCCCAGCGGCTTACAGCCGGAAACTTTACGCCAATGACACTCTCGAATTGCTCTTGAGTAAGGCCAAGAGATTGGCGTATTTCTTTAATTTCCTCAGGTAAGAACAAGCCTTCATCAATAGCATATTGCCTTGCTTGGGATTTTGCCAAAATAGTTGCCATTTCTCCTGTCATTAAGTTGTTACCGCAGTGATCGCATTCCCAGCGTTCAATACCATTGACCGTATATTCTTTTCCTCTAAATTCTTCTGTTATTGGCTCATTCGTAAAGCGCATATCGCTGCCACATTCACAGCAACGCATAACATCCCCCTAGTCATTTATGCCGTCCCACTTACATGACATAACTGTTAGCTGAACGTTCCCATCTGCAATAAAGAACTTTATATACCAATCTGCATTATCATATGGAACATCTCTGTAGATATCAGCGAACTTGCCATCAAGAACATTCATAGCCTCAGACTTGTAAAACATAGACTCATCGAGTACATCAAATAATTCCGCTATTACAGTTTCATAGTCAAAGGATACGTGATTCTTGATGAAATTACGTGGTTTTGCGTTGACAGTGAATGATCCTTCTCTTGCCAAACGCTTGGCTTCATTTAGAGGATATGTAGGTCTACTGGTCTCAATTCGCATGCCCATGATGGGGTCTCCAAACTTAGCACGGTGTTAATATAGCAATTCAATAATACGAGGTCAATACATTACCGGACTCAAACCATATACACTCCTTACTCTTAGGTGAATTCCCTCTGGCTCCAGACTACTATGCCTATTAGGGTTATGGGGTCGGCTTCGTGCCAGATGATGTCGGGGTGGTCTTGGCAGGAGTCGCTTACTAGCATGGCGCTGGTGTTGCCTTTTCTCAAACGGCGCATGAGGATTTCTTGGGTTTGTTCATTGCGCACTATAACGATCGAGCCGTCAGGGGCTTCTGTGGCCGGGTTTACGAGGACATCGTAGCCGGGCGGGATCGACTTGGTCATGCAGCTGTCTTCAATATGCAGAGCGAAGGCCTTGGGGTATTGCATCACAATATCCTCGGGCATCTCGACGTACTGGGTGGTTGATTCGATGGTATCCATGAGGTCTCCCTTGTTCAAATGGCCAATATGTACCAAGGGAACTTTACGGGCGGAGGACGGAATAACCGGCAGTTGGTTAGGGACGAGCTTTTTATTTTTTTGAGCTGCCAGTCCTTTATCATTAGATAAGATATCGTTTGGTTCCAAATGGAATTTACTGCAAATTAACTCGACATTTTTATAAGAAATCTTTGATTTACCGCTTAACCATTTGGAAACCGCGGCAGGCGTTACGCCAACATATCTGGCAAGTGATTCCTGATCTATGTTATGCAGGGCCAATAGTGCATTGATGTTATCGGATACAGTCATATATACCTCCATTCTTTGATTATGCATAATATATAAAAATTAACTGAAAATATACTATTTATTATTTACTAATGGTTAATTATGGTTTATTATGGGTTAACTTTTGGTTTAGAGCGGAACGGAGGTAGGACATGAAGAAGGAAGGTATTCGAGGTGCTCGAATTGCCTCGAATATTTCTGCGGAAGAAGCAGGCAAAATCGTGGGCCTTAGCACAATGGTTTATTATCAGAAAGAGCGCGAGCCTGAGAAGTTCACGCTTAAACAGCTCAAGGCTCTTGAAAATGCCTTCAATCCCACAGGTAAACAAATATTGGTAAGTGAAATTACCTCTTTTTTTGCTGTTTAAGTTAACTGTCAGTTAACCGCTACCAGAAAGGACTCCCAAGATGAAAGTTATGACCAGAAGCCACAGCGTAACCGGACATGATGTCAATATCGAATACATCGAACCAACCCATGCATTGACTCGTCTCTGTTTAGAGGTTGGCGCGTACCTCTATGAAGATGACATCGAGGTCTGGGACGGTCACCTCTTAGACCTCGTGCTCAATTCTCTTCAGAGCCAAGCCGTCGTTGGAGCACTATGCGAAGAAGTCGCCGCATTCCTCAAAGGTGACAAGTAAGCGCGGGCTTCTCGGCATTAGCAACCACTACGTAAGGAAGGATTCCACCCATGACAGCAACAACCAGCAGAGAGCACTACGCAACCATCCCGTTCGAAGAGTTCGTTAATGACTTCGCCATCTTTGCCTGCAAGTGGTCGGCAAGGGTTCAGGCCGTTCTCTGCGAGAACATCAGAGCGTACTTTGAGGACAAGACCATTGTCCAGTTGGTTAAGGTCTATGTAAACAAGAAGGCCGTATATGAGCGCAACGAGCGCACGAACTTTGAGAACGTCGCGAAGGGCTTCAAGGGTTACGAAATCCAGGAGGTCACGCATTACGAGTGCGACGCTTACTTCCAGGTGCTCACTGACATCTTGGTGCACCCGATCCTGAGGGCACTCGATGAGAATGAGCTTAAAGAATAGACCCTCCCAAGGGATGCCCGGCGTTGTACTTTCGCAACCCTTTCTCCAACGCCGGGCAGTTCTTTGCCTGTGCCTGTCTCACTCCGGCCTGCCAAGCTGGACTATACCCCCAAAGCAGAGACAGGTACAAGCAGGGAACTGCGATCAAAGGAAGGAGGTCAGGTTTTGTGTTCGAGGAGGAGAAGGAGGTAGATGACGCATACGACCGTGACTGCGTGGCATGCGAGATATGCACCCCACAAGGCGAGGTCATCTGGAGCGGCTTCTCGGTTTGGGCCGCTCGTCGTAAGCTCAGGCAGCTTACAGCTCAGCTTGGTATTCAGTTAGTTCTTATTTCACAGTAAAGGAGACTCCCCATGGCTAACGAAGAGACAACGCAGGAAGAGCGCGACATATTGCAGGAAACAATCGACAAAGTGGCCGATGATGTTGTGGCTCGATTGAAAAAGGCCGGCGCGCGCGGGCGTGTTAGTGTTGAAACTGTTTCAAATTACGAACCGGCCAAGGACTTGCTCATTGAAGTGCTCAAAGCGCGCGGGCTTGAGGTTGAGGTTTGCGACGATGATGGTTCTATTACTGTGCGTCTTGTGGATGGCGACAGCGAGGAAGACGGCAGCGATGATGATGTAAGCGGCAAAACGCTTATGGACGAGTGCATGATGATTGTTACGGCTTCAGAAGCCAAGATCGACGACTGTATTGATGCAATCAACCATCTGCATAACAGCAAAAATGACCTGGATATTGATAACGCGCGTAAGCGCATTGCTTACAACGAGATCAAGCTCTTAGCGCAAGAGATCGTGCTTGCTGTTGAGTGGATTAATGAAGCACTCAGCCAGCGCAACATGATCAAGCACATCGAGGAGGAGATGCGCGGCTCGTGTGAGGAGGATGCTCAAGAGTAGCGCTCGGGGACTTTGGCAGTCCCCAAAGCTGTGCAGCGTCACGTGGCTCTAATCTTCCGGTCACCTGAACCAAAGAGCCGAGCGCGGCTCTGTTGCCAGTATGCGTATGCCGGGGAAACCGAGATGACTGCGGTGGACACTCATAGTCGGC